AAATTCGGCACGGCACCATCGACTCGATGTCGAAAGAGGAAGTGCAGCGGAAGCTGGACGAGCTGAAAAAGCTGTACGGCGGGCCTCCACCGGCGGCCATCATTGATGCGAGCACGGGGGAGGTGATCGAAAGTGCTGAGCGAGACCGCGACCCACCTTTTGACCCTGGAGTGGCGGACCCTCCGCCTGATATCTTCGAGCGGGGAGGTTCTGACGATGGCAGCGACAACACCTGAAGCCCGGTTTTCCCAGCGGGTCCGGCTTGCCTTGCAGAAGCATGGCTGCGCGGTCGAGCGCATCGAAAACCGGGTGAACCTGGGCATCCCGGATATGCTGGTCGGGATCGGCTCTCGGTTTGTCCTGCTCGAGCTCAAGGCCTTGACCCGCGGGCTTGCGGTCCCCCTGCGCCCGCATCAAATTGCCTTTATGACGCGGCACGGCCGGGAGGGTCGGCGTTGCTTTGTCTTGGTCCATGATGCTGGCTCGAGCAAGCGGGCGCCCTCGGTCTCGCTGTACGCTGGCACGCAAGCGCTCGAGCTTGCCGAGCTGGGCTTACGTGCTGCGCCTGTGATGTCATGGCACGCGTCCGCGGTTGATTGGGTCCAGCTGGTCGGCCTACTATCGGCCGGCTTCATTTCATCAAAAAAATCAATTGGCCGAGACGAGCCGCCCCCGGCATAGTAGACCCCTGTCGCATGGTGCGGCACCCAGAAAGGATAGAGTCATGTTGAGAACCGTTCCTGTTTCCAGTAACCGTAAAACCGGCCCCATCGCTGTCACGTACCGCAGCGGCACCCATGAAACCTACGGGACCTGCCCTAGGACGTGCGGCCTACACCCCAAGAGCGAAACCGGCGCGGCCACGGTTGACGCTGAATATTTAGCGGCCCTGGTCGATGCGGTGCCCCCTGGTGGCCAGGCTTGGACTTATTCGCACTTTGCGGCCGCGGCCCTGCCCCTGCCGGCTCCCGGGAAAACCGTGATTAATGCGAGCTGCGATACCGTAGCGGATGCGGTGCTGGCCATGGAATCCGGCCGGCCGGCGGTGCTGGCGGTCCCGAAAGATACGGCCGAGCAGTGGCCCAAAACCGTGCACGGTATTAAATTCGTGCGGTGCCCCGCGGAGCTGTCCGAGGACTTCAGCTGTCAGCGCTGCGGTAACGGCCGTCCCTTGTGCGCCCAGGGAAACCGGGATTTTGTCGTGGTGTTTGTCGCCCACGGGACCGGCGCGAAAAAGGTAGGGACCGGGAAAGGCGGATGCTATGCGGCCAGCGGGCCCACGGCTATCCAGTGGCACGGAACCCGCTCGAAGGGGCGCGCCAATGATGCGCAAGCCCTGCGGGAGTTCGCCCGCGGTCTGCCCTACGGCTCGATGCTGCGTCATCATGTGGCCGGCGATATTGGCCGGGAGCTATCCGCATGCTGATCCTTGTGCTCGTGTTTTTCGTGGCCATGTGGTGGGTTATGGACAAGATCGATCCGGGATAAGTTAACGCGATCGCGAATGAGAGTCGTTCTCATTCACAATTGGACGGCGGATTGCGCGCGGAAACCTGGTTAAAACGCTATCGGGAAACCAGGCCCTCGGGCCCTGGCGCTGTACGCCATAAACGTGGCACGCTATCGGCGTGCCGGGGCCGATTGATATATTTCATTGGACCGCGGTCCGCGGTCCGTGGAGAATTCAAACCATGCCGCGACAATTCCGCCGCGGCGTAACCTAGAAAGGATAGAGAAAATGGCTCACATGATCGACACCACCACGGGCGCGGCCGCAATGGCTTATGTTGGGCGCACTCCCTGGCATGGTTTGGGGGCGCAGCTCCAGCCGGGCGCGTCAATTGAAGAATGGACCGCGGCCGCCCGGCTCGGGTATACGGTGCTGGAGTCTCCGGTGCTGTATGAGAGCCCCGCGGCCACGGAGCTGCAGCGCTGGCCGCTGCGTAAGGTGCTGCACCGGTCCGACACCGGTGCACCGCTGGCCGTGGTGTCTGACGGGTACCGCGTGGTGCAGCCGGCGGAGGTAATGGATTTTTTCCGCCGGCTTGGTGAGCTGGGCGGGTTTGAGCTCGAGACGGCCGGCGCGCTCAGCGATGGCCGCCGGGTTTGGGCCCTGGCTCGAGTGTCGGACGGTGCGGACGTGGTGGACGGCGACACCGTCCGCCCTTACCTGCTGTTCGGGACCAGCTATGACGGGACCATGGCCACGGTGGCAAAGTTCACGGATATCCGCGTGGTGTGCAATAACACCGTGGTCCGGGCGCTGGGTGAAGGGAACGGCTCGGTGCGCGTGCTGCACAGCGAGCGCTTCGATGCTGACGAGGTCCGGCTGCAGCTGGGCATTGTGGCCGGCTCGTGGGAGCGCTTCCTGGTGCAGTCCCGGGCCCTGGCCCGCGTGCCGATGTCCAGCACGGAAGCTGACGAATTTGTGAAGGCGCTGCTGGAGCCGTACCACAGCGGCCGGCTCGAGATTCAAGACACCCGCGCCTATAAGCGGGTGCTGCAGCTGTTAAATGGCGCGGCCATCGGCGCGGATATCCCTGGTGTGGCCGGCACGCGTTGGGCCATGCTCAACGCGGTAACCCAGCTGGTGGACCACGAGCGCGGCCGCAGCGACAGCACCCGGCTCGAGAGCGCGTGGTTCGGCACCGGCGCTGCTATGAAGCAGCGCGCCGTTGACCTGCTGGCCGAGGGGGTGTGACCATGGAGCGCCGTTACAAATTCTGGATCGAGACCGACCTGGGCGATCGGATTGTGTGGCGCTCGCTGAGCGAGCGCCAGGCCCTCGAGATGTACCGCCGCACCCGTGCCGCTCATCCGGACAACGTCCGGATGTTTGGATGGGCCCCGCATGGTGAGCACGCGGGGCTGCACCCCACTACCTATCGGGAGCAGCGCGCCGATTAAAAAGTTTCATTGGCCACGGGCCACGGCCCGTGCGACATTAACGGTGTCGCACGGTGCGACATCAGAAAGGATAGAGCAATGGTTACCGTTCGAGACTTGATCGCACTCTTGACTGTGGACACGGTCAATCCTGATGCTGAGGTGTTTGTGTGGCTCGAGGGCGCACGCTACACCCTGGATCCGAAGCTCCCGGTTGACGCCTGGGGGCAGACCTACCTGGACCTGAACATCGCGCAGCGCCCGACCCAGTTCAGCGAGCTTGACCAGGAGGCAGCATGAGCCCCGACCAGGCGGACCTGGTGCGCCAGGCCCGCGAGATGTACGAGAGCGAGAACATTCAAATCGACGCAGACGCTAAGCTGTCCGAGGCCGCCGACGGCATCTGGGTTCAGGCTTGGGTCTGGGTGCCAACCGAGGAGCAGTCAGCATGAACCACCTTACCCCCATCAGCCGGTATCGTCAGCCCCTGTTCGCCTCGAGGGACTCGGTGCCCGAGGCCCTCGACTTTGTCGGCCAGTTGGCCTCCGCTGCCGGCGGTCCCGCCGGCATTGCCGTGTACACCGCTGCCCTGGTGTTGCTCAACACCGTGATCGAGGAGCTCGAGCGCGCCGAGCTCCGCAGCTTCGAGCCCAGTCCGGACTGGGAGGACGACATCCCGTTCTAGGCGCTGGCATGAGCCCAGGCTATCGGGGCTGCGGCCCCGATAGAAAGAATTCAATGGCCAAGCCTGGCCATCCGTGCGACATTACTGATGTCGCACGGTGCGACGCAGAAAGGATAGAGAACCATGGACCAAGCACAACTCCTCAGCATCATCGGTGACCTTTACGACAAGCTCGTGGCCGATGTCGCAGCGCGTGTCGCTAACCAGGCCGCTGCCGAGTGGGCCGACAAGCTCGCAGATGCCGCCAGTACCTCCCAAAGTTTCTACTCTGCCGTCGATGCTCGGGTTGAGAACTGGATGGATTCTTACCTTGACGAACGGATCGGGAACTGGGCCGATGACAACCTGGACCTGGAAGACGCAGCCAAAGAGGCCATCCAAAACTCTGACCACCTGGCAGACTTCATCGCGGATACTGTGAGAAATAGCTTGACCTTCACGGTCAGCGTAGACTAAAATCAAACCCGCTGCAGCACCCGCTGCAGCAACAACCCTAGAAAGGATAGAGAGATGCGAGTTATCAAGCTGAACCACGACCGCCTGGCCATCCCCGACACCATGAGCACGAAGGACCTTCAGGCCTTCGTAGGCTTCCTGGCCACCATGCACCTGGTCGAGGAGCACTACATGTACGGCCAGAGCTCGTCGGTCTACTCCGCGGACGGCTACCCCTCAGTCCGCATCCAGGACCTGGACCTGCTGCCGCACGACGAGGCCAAGGCCCAGTCCGAGGCAAGCTACGCACAGTACCAGGCACAGCGCGAAGCCGCCGCGAAGGCCACCACCGCCTGACCGACACCTGGGCCGCAAGGCCCAGTCACCCAGGCCCGCCACCCGGCGGGCCTTTTGCTTTTGGCTATCGCATCCCGCCGCTGGCATAGCTCACCCGCCTATCGCGCAGCGCTGCGCGATA